CGGCGATGCGCGGCTGATTATTGATGCCGAGCCGCTTTCCAATCTGGCGCCAGCGAAAGGCGATTTTGTGCTGATAGACGGGCGAAGCTGGGCAGTCCTTGGCGCCCATGCGCGCATGACAAGCGATAACCTGACATCGTATGAACTTTGGGTGCGTGGCGGATGACCCCGGCGCCTTGGACTGATGCGCGCAACCGGCTTACCGCCGCTGCGCTGGGCTATCCTATCGAGTGGCCCAATGAGGCTTTCACCACGCCTGACCTGGCGCCTTGGCTTTCGGTGGAAGCCGATGGCGATATTCTGGAGCCTATCGAACTCGGAAATGGCGCGTGGGAAGAACGCGGCACGTTTATCGTGCATGTCATTGTGCCGCTTGGCACGGGCAGCGCAGACGCGCGCCAGATCGCCAAGGACATAGCGAACATCTATCGCGGCGTGGTCGGATACACCGTCTATCGCCGCGCAAGCGTCGGCTCGGGCGTTCCGTCCGAGGATGGCAAATGGTGGGTTCTCACTGTCACGATTGAGTGGGTTTACACCGACCGGCCTGCCTAGCGCGGGTCTTAACGCGGCCTAGCCGCAGAACCTGAAAAGGAATTAGAGCATGAGCGGTTCTGTCACCGGCTATCAGGCCGGCATTGAAACGACTGAAACACAGCTTTCTTATGTGCCCGAAAGCGCATGGGGCACGGCGCCAGCAAGCGCGTTCACCGCGCTTCGCATTACCAGCGAAAGCCTGTCTGGCAGTAAGTCGCGCACTCGCCCAAATGAAATCACCGGCAGCCGTCGCGTGTCGCCTTCTGTGACGCAAAGTGAACAGGCTGGCGGTGCTATCAATTTCAATTTGTCCTATGGCACGTTTGACGATTTCTTTGCTGGCGCCCTTGGTGGCGATTGGAGCGCATCGCAAATCATCGCAGGCGTGTCAGGCGACATTACTGTGACCACCGGCACGAATGTGCTTTCTTCCACCACGTCCAATAAGTTTCAGAACCTTGTCGAAGGCCAGTGGATTGAATTGCGCGGTTTCACGGCTGGCACTGGCGCAAATAACGGCTTCTATCGTGTCGGAACCAAGACAAACAACCAGTCGCTTATCCTTGTCGGTCGCACCGTCGCCAGCACTGAAACCCCGGCTGGCACGGCGGCATCTGTCCGCAATGCCGGGATGCTCCGCAATGGCGACCTCGTGAAAAGCTACCACCTGCAAAACCGCTTCGCCGCTGCGCTTTGGTTGCGCTACGCGGGCGCCATGGTTGGGTCGCTTTCGCTATCCGGCGGCACCGGCCAATTTTTCACTGGCAGCCTGAACATGGTGGCGCGCGATGAAGTGAGCGCGATTGCCGCAGCCGGTAACGGCACGGTGAACGCGGCGCCTACCGGCGGCTTTTTTGACAGTGTGGCGGCTTTTGGCGGCGTTCAAATTGACGACACTGCGCTTACCAGCGTCGTCAATTCTGTGTCGCTGACGGTCTCCCGTGAAGGCGCGGGCATGGATTACGGCATGGGCAGTGCCGCTGCTCAGGGCGCGCGTTGGGGCCAAGTGCAAGTCGCCGGTCAAATTGAATTGTATTTCCGGGACTCCACGCAATACGCGCTTTTCAAAAGCGAAGCGCGGTCGCGCTTTTCTTGGCGCAAGCGTGATCCGCAAGGCAACAGCTACATTTTCACTTTGCCGGGCGCCAATCTGATGAACCCGAACATTACAGTTAATGGCCCGAATCAAGCCATTGTGGCGCGCTTCGATATTGAAGGCGGCAACGACCTCGCACTGCCCGCGCTTCAAATTGATCGTTTCGCCGCCTAACAAGATCGCGGCGTAACTGCCGCGATGCTCCCGCGCGGAGCGGGGGCGCCTGGCACGGCGGGTCGTCAGGCGCCCCTACCATCCCGCAACCCGCCAATCCCGCAAAGGTCAAACCGCAATGGCTACCAAACTGAATATGCTCGAGCGCGATGTTGATGCGCTTACCGATGGCGTCTGGATCAGGCCGGATGAAACGCTTGATATTGAATTGCTGGTGAAGGCGAAGGATGCGCCTTATGCCGATGCTGAAACCATGGCTTACCGCAAGTTTCTCCGCCGTGAAAAGGAGGAAGGCAAGATCAAGTCTCGCCAAGGCATTGATAGCGTTTTGCCTTCCGCCATCCAGCGTGTGCAAGATGAAATGATGCTTGCCAAATTGGTTTTGGGCGTCAGAAATCTTGTCGGACCTGATGGGCCGATCACAATCCAGGAATACCGCGAGATGGCGCTTACTGAGCGCTTCCGGCCTTTGCTGGACATGGCGCGTGAAGCGGTGGCGCTGGCTACTGAGCGCCGCGCATCTGACCGTGAGGAAGCTTTGGGAAACTCCGCACCTTCGCGGCCCATCATCTCCGCTGGGGACGCGTCGCAAGCGTAATCGAAGCCCTTGGCGGCGGCGATGCACAACCGCCTTCCCTTGATCCTGATCTCCATTGGCTTTGGACCGCGTGGCAGGGGCTTTCAAGTGAACGCCCCTGGATTGCGGGCGGTATGGGGCCAATGATGCCAAGCGAGACGCCTTTTCGCGCTGCGCTGGCATGGGCCGATCATCGCGGCATTTATGGTGCTGACCGTGAATTACTGCTAGACGGGCTTCGCATCATAGATGCAGAGTTTTTCGCGGTTCATGCGGAGAAGGTGAAGGCTGCCAAGTAATGTCTTATTCGCGCCAGATTGATGTCTTTATTGATAAGAGCCTGTCTGGCGCGGCGCAGTCTGCTTTGCTGGCGCGCGCGGCGCGAACGGAGGTTGCGCGGCTTCAAGCGCAAGGCCGCGCGTCTTTGGACTATACCATCTTTGTTGACGGACGCGAAGGCGCGGCACCGGAAACGGTAAAGCCGGGCGGCGCCATCATCTATCAATTCAGTCGATTGAAAGACGCGGCGGCTTTTGCCTTTGGATTTCTTGTCGGGCGTTCTCCGGTTGGCACAGATAGCCAATCGCCGGGCAGGTATCGCAAGAGTTGGGTGATCTTTGTCAATTGGCGCCTTTGGAATGGTGATCTGGCGAGAATGCCTCGCGATGCGGAGGTCATGATTGTCAATACCCAGCCTTACCACCGCAAGCTGGAAATGACGCGCGGCGGTGCGAAGGCTACCCTGACATACCTTTGCAAGGTGGCGGTAGAGCGGAAATACAAAAATGTCCGCGCCAGTCACATTTTTGTGGAATTGCCGCAAGGTCCAGCGCCAGCGCCTTACACGTTAAAGGGCGGGTTTGTTTCGCGCCGCGCTTTTGTAAATTCGCGCGGGCGGGCTTTCAAGTTTGGCAAGGCTAAGTTTTCCAAGACAGGTGACGCCATGACGTATCCGGCAGTCATTCTGCGCGCGACTTGAAAGGAGGGTAATATGGCGACCACCGATCAAGTCAATTCTGTTGCTTTCTATGGCCGTTTTCAGGATCAGATGAGCGCTGGCGTAAAGGCCGCGACTGATCAATTGAAAAATATGGGCGCCACTATGGACGCCACAGAGGTTAAGGCGCAGAAGGCGGAAAAGAGTTTTACGACACTTGTAACAAAGATTGACGCCAGCGCGAAAGTGGCACTTGCCAAGGCGCGCGCTGATGAGCAACTGGCATTAAGTATCGCCAGGATCAATGCAGAAATCGGAACAAAATTTGTTCCAAACCAAACCCGAGCCAATGAACTTATCCAAAAGGCAACGCGCGACCGCGAGGTTTATATTGCGCGGCTAGAGCGCAGTATTGCGCTTGAGCAGCGCAATAATCAGGCTGCTTTGGATTTTGCCAAAAATGGCGGCGTGGCTTTGGGTAATTTGTCCACCACTTCCAATACTGCCGCGCGTAGCATCGGCTTACTTGGCGCGAATTTTGGCACGGCTGGCAATACCCTGATGGGCTTTGCAAGCGGCGCGGGCGGTGTGGCGGTTGCGCTTGCTGCGATTGGCGCCAGCGCCCTTGCGGCGGGTGGCGCTATTGCGCGCGCGGGTGATCAGGCGACGGCTTCCTTGGCGCGCTTGCAGGCCGCCACGGGGTCTTTTGGTGCGGCAGAGCGGGCCTATCAAAGCCTGTTTGAATTGTCGCAAAGGACTGGCGTTGCGGTATCTGAAAGCGCAGGCGCATTCACGCGCTTTGCCATTGCGGCCAAAGAGATTGGCGCGACCAATAACCAAGTTATTGAGCTTGTCCGCACCGTGCAGCAGGCCGGTATCATCGCGGGCACCAGCACTCAGGAAACCGCCGCTGCCACAATGCAGTTGGGCCAGGCGCTTGCGTCGGGCCGTTTGCAAGGCGATGAACTCCGATCCATCATGGAAAACATGCCGACGCTTGGCGCTGCTTTGGCGCGCGAATTGGGCGTGGGAGTTGGCGAGCTTCGCAAGATGGGCGCCGAGGGCAAGTTGACTGCCGAGGTGGTTTTCCCGGCATTGTTGCGCGCCGGGCAGACAATCAATGTCGAGTTTGAGAAAATGCCGCTAACCATGGCGCGGTCTTTCTCGATCCTTGGCGAGGCAATGACGCGCTTTGCGGCGGACTTGGACCGCGCGCTTGGATTGTCACAGGGCATTGCGCGCGCGGCACAAAGCGCGGCGGCGGCGGTTAATGCGGGCCGAACGGCACTTGGTCTGGGCACTCCGCTGGAATTGGCAACGGCAGGCTATGACCGCAGCCGGGAGCGCGTTGCCAATCTGGACCAGCAGATTGCCAATGCTGAAGGCGCGCTTGGCGGGGCTACATTTGGCGGTATGCGCCAGCTTACGCAACGCAATCTCAACCTTTTAAGGCAAGAGCGCGTTGTCGCCATTCAGGAAATTGAACGTTTCATTCAGCAACGGAACCAGTTGGAGCGCGAAGCGCAAGAGGCTGGCGAGGCTGAGGAATACACTGCCGGGCAGCGCGCTATTCAAGCGCAGCGGACCAGGGATCAGGCGCGGTTAGAGGAACTCTACAAGGCGCTTGATAAGGACCGCACTATTCGCGCCGAACATGCCGAGCGTGTGCAGCGGATTGACGAATTGGCAGCGCGCGGCACGATCAATCAAGAGGAAGCATCGCGCCTTCGCACTATCGCCGAACGCGAGCGAGACGAAGCCTTGGCGCGGCTTGTGGATCGAAGCAATAATGCCCGCGATGCGACCGAACGCTTGACGGATGCTGAGCGCGACCATCAAAGACTCGTGCAACAGGGCGTGTCATTGGCGGAAAATGCCGCGACTGAGGCCGAGAAATACGAAGCGCAAATTCGCGCTTTGGCGGCGGCTTTGACCGCCGGTCGCGTGTCTCAGGATCAATACAACCGCGCCGTCTCGCAATTGAGCCCTGCTATGCGTGAAGCGCGGCAGGCCGAAGAACGCGCATTGCAAGAACGCGAGCGCCTTAATCGGCAGATTACTGATGACATAGTGCGGTATTCGGCTGATAGCTTCGCTACGCTTTGGAGCAACACCGGGCGCGGGTTTGCCGGCCTGATGGAAAGCATGTTGCAGATGGTGCGTCGCACGTTCGCGCGCATCGCGGCTGAGGCGGTTATCCGGCCAATCGTGACGCCGATTGTGTCAAGTTTCGTGACGCCTATCATAAGCGCGCTTGGCTTCGGCGGCGGCATGGCGCCGGGCGGTGCGAGTGCGGGTGGCATTGGCGCCGGGCAGGTTATCCAGGGTGCAAGCGCAATTTCTAGCATCGGCGGCGGCGGCGGCTTCATGAGTGCGCTTGGCTTAGGTGGGCTCGGCGCCAGTGTTACAGGGTTCTTGAATACGCCGCTTTATACGCCGGGAGTCGCGTTCGGCACGCAGCAAAGCGGTTTCTATGCGGGCACCGCGCTGCCGGGTGAAGCGGGCGCTTTTGCGGGTGGCGGTCTTGGTGCGGCGCCAATGACAATTGGCCAAACGCTCGGCCTTGGCGCGGCAGGCTTTGGCCTCGGTATGCTGGGTGGCACAATCAGCGGCGGTATTCGCGGCACGGCCAACCCGACAGCAGGCAGCGCTATTGGCGCAGGCATTGGC